GACTTCATCTGCGAATTTCTGCTCAGGTGCCCATATCATACCAGATTCAAACAAAGGTGCAACAGCATTTACACGTGCGTGCTTGTCATTCCCTTTGCTTGGTGTGAAGTTTACAACCGGTATATCCATGTTTCGTAGTTCGTAGGTCAAGGGCAAACCGCTGGCTTTTGCCTCGATAATCACAGACTCAGGTTGCCAATATTTATATTGCTCCAACGCCAAACGTCGAAGTTCAGGAAACTCGTAACGTCCTTTTATAGCGTCCAACAATATTAGATTAGCACCTGAATCTTCGTCGGGATAAAATATTCCCCACGTTGTGATCGCACTGTAATCAGCTGTCTCCTTTTTTAAAAATGCTGTGTCGTAAGACTGTATGACATGATGAAGTTGTGGAATGTTTTCATCCGTATAAACTCTCCACCACTCACGTTTTAATATCGCGCCCTCTTCACTTGTTGGATTCTGCATCCACTGCGCGTTCCATTTGCCCGTGGGCAGTGTCGCCTGAACCTTTTCCAACTCGTCCAACTCCCAATATTCTGGCCACACCGGTTTTTGGTCCTTTGATCCATGGTCCATGATCGCCGGAAATTCGACCACGTGCCATTGATCGGCCTTCGGTTCTTTCTGATTCTGTATCAGTTTTCCTGTCAGATCCTTGTTAGACCATCTCGTCATGACCAATACTATCTTGCCTCCCGGCTGCAGACGCTGACGTGGACCTGACGTGTACCACTCGTACGCTGACTCTAATGCTGTGGGACTCAATGCGTCCTGCTCGG